AAAAAGTAGGTGCTTTTTGATGGAAAAATAATTAGTAAAATTTTCATATTTAGTATTGACATTTAGCCTTAATGATGATAAAGTTAATCTTGTAACAAGGAGGTATGTATATGAATGACGATGTAAGGAAAGTATACATTACTACAGAAGTTTCAAGAATGCTGGATATTACGACAGCATATTTAATCAGACTGGCAAAATCATTAAATTTAAATGAATCAGATTTTAGAGAAACAGCGAAAGGAAGTTATTTATTTAATGATAATGCAATAAACGTGATTAAATCTAACTTAAAACGTGGTAAATAAAAAAGACAGTCACTACTCCCTCGAAAAGATAAGTGACTGTCATACATAAGGATGTTACTCTTATATTGTTATATTATCATACTTCTAAAATAATATCAATTATATTTTAGGAGGAAATGAATATGAAAGATGAATTAAAAGTATTAAAGTTAGCAGGAACAATGAACTTAGTAAGCAAGAAATTAGAAATAGATTTTTATGGTGATTATGAAAATCCATATTTTCTAGCGTCTGATATTGCAAATTGGCTAAGTGTACAAAATGTTAGTCAAATGCTTAAACAAGCAGAGTTAACGGAAGATCAAAAGGGTATATTTTTAAAATACACCCTTGGAGGAGAACAAAAATCTTTATTTATAAATGAAGATGGAATGTATGATACTTTAATATCTTCTCGTAAGGCAATTGCTAAAACACTTAGAAAAGACATCAAAGCTTATCTTAAACAAATCAGATTAACTGGTGGCGTTGTTCAAGAAGGTCGAGAAGAAGAATTTGTGAATAATAACTTCTCTTCTTTTAGTGATACAACTAAAAAATCAATGGTAAATGATTTAATCAAGTCAAATGAAGAATATAAAAAACGTATTTCAGAACTTGAACCAGATGCAGAACTAGCACGAAATTTAATGCAGCGAAAAGGATTATTAACATTAAAGCAAGTTGCTGATAATATTGAAATAGGTAGAACTACTCTCTGTTCTCTTCTACGTGAAAAGAAAATATTATCGAAACAAACTGGGTATAACGAGCCAATGGGTAAATACATAAAGTCACCATATTTTAAAACGGTTGTTGAAGAAAATGAAAAGACTAAGCATATATCAATCGTAACATTAGTAACTCCAAAAGGTTTGAAATTCATTTATCGACTAATTAAGAAGAATCAGTTATTGGATGAGTTTGATACTACTTTACTTCAGGAGGTATCCGTTAATGCCTAACACTCCTATCGAAATAACTCCATATCCTACTGCTACCAAAGAAGATATAGAAGACTTAATTTCATTTTTCGATACAATGTATAACGAAGAATACCCACATCAATATAATGTATCTGAATTATATACTGATAATAATGGCACTCTCCCACTTATATATTATGAATTAAAAAACATAACAATGGAATTAGAAAAAGGTATATTAATTGTATCTGATAGTGAAGAAAAATTATGGAATGAAAAACACTACTTACATACGATTTTGGCAGAAGATTTGGATTATATAACATATAATGAAGAATTGCAAACAGTGACGCTCACAATCGGAAACGATAGGTCATATGGAATTATTATAAGAATATTTTATTAAAAAACTATAACTAAATATGGACAAGCTAATTGAGTCGGATTAATGTCCGGCTCTTTTATTATGCTCAAAAATAAAAAACCAAATGAAAGGAATATTCGAATGGAAATTACTTTAAAAAATTATGAGGTTATATCTGCTATACGCGCAATTGAGGAATTAATGAATGAAAAATTACCAAGTAAAATCAGTTGGAATTTAAATAAAAATTATCGTAAATTAACTGATGCTATTAAAGATTTTAGTGATTGCGAAAAAAAATTAATTGAACAATATGCTCTTAAAGATGAAAATGGCGAAGTTAAGATTGATGAAAGCAATCAATTTAAAATTGCTCCTAAGTATGTGCATGAATTTACAAAAGAAAAACAAGATCTTTTAAATTGTGAAGATTCAATTGATGTACATAAAATTAAACTTTCTGACTTAGATAGTATAGATGTTAAGGCTACTACCCTATTTAATTTGGAATTTATGATAGAAGAATAAACAAACAATATTATACGAAAGGAAGTGTTTAAATGGCGATTAATTATGAATCAGATATTGTTTATAACATAGACGTAGATTTCCACAGTTTAAAACATTTAGATGTTGTTTATACAAAACAATATGACGAGAATTCTAGATACATTGTCGCAAACGTATGGAAAGACAGCGAGATCTACACTATACCAGATGGTGCTATTGCAATATTTGCATGTACTAAACGTGATAACAATGGTATTTTTAATCAGTGTATCATTGAGAATAATCAAATTATATATCCAATTTCATTACAAACTACTATATTGGATGGTAATTTGGATGCTGAATTTAGATTATATAAAACAATAGATAATGGTGATGGCACTACAATGCAGAAATTATTATCCACCCCTAAATTTAAAATACGAGTAGACAAATCCGCTTTAGATGATAATACAGTTATTAGTACAAATGAATTTAATGCATTAACAGATGCTATGAATTCTGTTGGTGATTTAATATTTGATATGAATGATGCAATTAGTAGAACTGAAACAGCTATCACCGATGCTGAAACTGCAACTACTAATGCTAACACAGCAACTACTAATGCAAATACAGCTACAACTAACGCTAATAATGCAGCAAGTTTAGCGAATGAAAAAGCTGGACTAGCGGACACTGCTACACAAAATGCAATAACAGCTACAAACAATGCAATTGATGCAACATCTGATGTAAATACTGCAATTACTAACGCACAAACTGCAACTACAAATGCTAATAATGCAGCCACAAATGCAAATGATAAAGCTACCATTGCAGATACAGCAGCCACAAATGCTAATAACATAGCTACTCAATTAGAAGCAGAAACATTAAAAATATTTAAACCTGCTGTTTCTTTATTTACTGACTTAGCAACTACATATCCTACTCCTGAAAATGGTTGGACTGTTACAGTGAATGGAGAAGAACCAGTTGTGAGTTATAGATGGAACGGTACTGAATGGGTTAACTTAGGTGTCATATCTTCAGTTGATAAGGCTACTAATACAACTTTAGGTATTGTTAAAGGTGGAGGAAACATTAATATCGATGCTAATGGAGTATTAAATGCACCAGAAATCGGTGATTTATCTCTATTACAAACCGTATCAAAGACTGATTTGGTTGGCGGAATTAATGAAAATAAAGGTAGAATTGATACCAATACTACTGATATTGGAGATAAAACAGTATTAAATACTACTGAAAAATCCAATTTAGTTGGTGCTGTAAATGAAGTAGACGACCGTCTCACCACCATCGAATCCCAAGGAACCTACTCCGACACAACCCTCCACAACGATTACAAATCCATCTTTACGACGGGAACAGGAAAAGATAATTTGTCAGCAGACCAAGATTTTAGTGACATTGTAAGTGGTCAGAGCAATGTAAGGCTAGAGGGATTGACTGGTAACAATGCTGTGACGAATGGTGATTTTAGTAATGGTACGACTGGATGGAGTGGATTAAATGGTACGTTATCGGCTGTTAACAATACATTGTCACTTACTGGTGATGGCACATCTCAATCTCCAATAATATACCAAAATTTTTCTAATAAAATAATAAATAATAAATTCTTTTACATGGCCAAAGTAAAAGTTACAAATTCTAATGCTGAATATATAAAATTAGAATGTTTAAATGCAACAACTACAGATAGCACAGTGAGAGTTGATAACCCCACGCAAAATACATTATATAAATTATATGGCATATTCACTTATAATTCTACATCAGGTAATTTTAGAGTACGAGAATTTTACGCAGATGCCACCACAGCCAATGGAAAAGTAATGGAAGTTAAAGACGTAGTAGCAATCGACCTCACAGCCCTTGGCTTAGACACTCTTACAAAAGAACAATGTGATTTTATGTATGACCATTACATTAATGGATTACAAGGTGTTGGCAGTGGTAAAATTGTAAGCATAGGAAAGAATAAATTTGATGGACAATTAGAGGAAGGTAGAATTGATTCCAACACAGGTATCCCTTATGTTGCGGCTACGCACGTCAGGTCAAAAAACTTCCAAAGAGTACAACCTAATAATAATTACAAGATGACAAGTATAGTTTCAAACTGGGTGTTTTATGATGCTAATAAAAATTATATCAGTAATATAATGTCAGTATCAAGTTTTACTACTCCTAGTAATTGTTACTATGTAAAATTCGAGAGGTCAAAACAAGCAGATGGCATACTCGAAAAGTTACAAATAGAAGAAGGTTCTACCGCCACAGCATACGAACCATATCAATCCACTGAATTAATTTATACATTGCCACAGAAACTTTATAGGCTTCCAAATGGTGTAGTTGATACTGTTGATGAAATCAATAATGTTAAACAAGTAACGTATCAGACTAAAGAGTATGTGTTGCAGAGTGGGGATATAAGTGGATTATATACCACAAACGCAAATAATGACTATTGCACATTTTCTTATGCAAATATGACTGGTATAAACGCGGTAGCAGATGGTACTGGATTTAGGATTATAACAGATAAAACTTCTCCTAGAAATAACGCAACATTTGACTCTAGTACCACAGTTTGGATGCATTATCAAAATCCAACAAATGGGGTTATAACATTTCCAAAAGGCACATATGCATCCTTATCCGCCGCACAAACTGCCCTAGCAGGCACAAAAATTATTTATCAATTAGCAGTACCAGTAACTTACAAAAATGGTGAGAATGGATTTAGTGTAACTGGAAATATTGAAGCATATCCAAATGGAACAATCTATCAAGAACCTGTAACTATAAAAGAGTCATGCAATGCTAAGATTTATACTACTTACAATCTGTCTGATAAGGCTGTTACTATGCAAAATAGTGCGGAGATATCGGCTATTAACAAGAGAATGTCAGACTGGAAAACAGTGAATCCGTGGATTGCACCTACATTGCTGAATGGGTGGGTAAATTATGGGGGAACAGCTGATACCGTTGGATATTATAAAGATGAGTTTGGAATTGTTCATTTAAAAGGATTTGTAAAAAGTGGAACGATAGGTCAAGCAATATTCAATTTGCCAGTTGGATATAGACCAAATGCAAGGCAATATTATTCGGCTCTTAGCAATGGTCTTTTTGGATATGCAACTATAATTTCTGATGGAACTGTACAAGCAACAAGTGGTTCAAATGTATCATTTTCACTAGATGGAATCTCTTTTAAGGCGGTGAACTAATATGAGAAAAGTAATAAGAGTTGATGAACAAGGATTATTCATTGAAGATGTAGTACTGCAAGACCATGAATTAATTCCAACAGATTGCATTGAAACAGATTGCCAAGGTGGATTTTATTTACCCAAATGGAACGGCACAGAATGGGTGGAGGGAGGAGTAATACCACAACCAGATATAGAATCAATTAAACACTCCAAAATTTCAGAACTAAGTAACGCATGTCAGCAAATAATCTTCGGTGGTATTGATGTTGAAACTACTATGGGAATTGAACATTTTAGCCTACAAATTACAGACCAAATAGAAATAACTAGCCAATACAATAAAATAGTCATGGGTGCTACAGAAGCCTTGTATCATGCTGATGGTGATGGTGGTAACTGTAGGCTGTTTAATGCAACAGAAATGACAGCAATTGCCACAAAGGCAACGGAATATGTTACATATCATAAGACTTATTTTAATGAGTTAAAGGCATGGGTTAATCGGTGCGTGACTGTGGAGGAAATAGAAGCTATTACATATGGATTGCCACTGCCTACAGATTTAGATGAACACATGGTTGGACTAATTGGCGTATCTTCTATTGTGTAGGAGGTGATTATGAAACAAGTATGGAAATATTTAAATCTATTTATGATAGGTGGTGGTGTGTATCTATTAATAGAATTGTTTTATAGAGGGTATACCCATTGGACTATGTATATGCTAGGTGGTATCTGCTTCATAAGTTTAGGCTTATTAAATGAATTTTTGAGTTGGGAAACACCTTTATGGTTACAAGTTTTAATAGGTTCTATAATAGTTACAATATTAGAATTTATTGCAGGCTGCATTCTAAATTTATGGTTAGGCTTGAATGTGTGGGATTATTCAGATTTGCCTTTTAATATATTAGGTCAGATATGTCCACAATTTACTTTTTTATGGTTATTGATTTCTTCTTATGGAATAATTTTAGACGATTTTAGTCGCTATGGAATGGGAGAAGAAAAGCCTAGATATAAATTATTTTAGAGCCAATAAAATCTGTGTTTGATTCACAGTGGAATTTTGGGCGATTATTAGTATTATATTAATTTGTACAGCCTTTATATAGGCATTAAAATGTAAATTAGGTATTAGATTATGGGTAGAAAATTATAGAGCCTTATAATGGCTCTTATTTTAATGTTTTTTTAATTGAAGGGTAACTAAACTGTTAAGAGATAAATTAGTTACCCTAACACAATAAAGTGCTAGTATCATCATAGCACACAACTTTTAATTTTGCAACAATATAAGAAAGGATGAGGGATGATGTTATGAGTGAACCATGTATTAAAGAAGATAAAATAAATAGAATTGAGGCAGATGTAATTAACATTAATGATAGACTGAATCGACATTCTGATAAGATTGATAAGATTAGTGATAATAATCTAGTTTTAGAAACTATATTAAAAAGATTAGAAGAAGATGGGAAAGAACAAAAGATTCAAAATGCCGAAGTAAATCGTACTATGCTATCAATTCAAGGGGCTATGACAGAAATAACTTTTAATATTAAAGAACTTAATACCAAATTAATTGAAACAGACAAAAAAGCTAATGATGCAAATATTAAAGCTAGTAAGGTAGATGAAAAAAGTAAGATTGATTTTTTGGAATATTTTAAGATAAAGATTTTACCTTGGATATTTGGCGGAGCTGGGTTAGGTGGAATGTTTGCATTAATTGATTATTTGAATAAGTAGGTAGGTGTAATATGATTAAAGAAAATAAAAAGAAAATGGAATTCAGTAAAAAAATATTTTATATGATTACAGTATTCACCGTAATCGTAATTATTTATAGCATGGCTTTAATGTGGAAAACTAATGACTCTTCTGCATTAGCATATTTAATACCTAGTGTTTTTACTGAGCTTGCGACATGTACGGGATTTTATTTTTGGAAAGCACGTAAAGAAAACGAGATTAAAATTTTAAAAAAACATGGTAGTGAAATTTATAATGAAACTATTAATAATGAAGAAAATAAAGAATCGGAGGAATAAATTATGTTAGAAAAATTTGCAAGTAGAAAGTTTTTAATGGCTCTATTAAGTGTTGTTACAGGTATATTAGTAATGTTTGGTATCGAAGATTCAATTGTTCAACTAGTTAGTAGTGTAGGATTAATAGTAATTCCAACTATAATTTACATAATTACAGAAGGTAAAATTGATGCCGAAGGAGTAAAGAAGATAATTGATACCGTAGAAGACGTTATTGATGTTATTGATCCAGATGAAGAAGTAGAAAAATAAAATTTTAATAATTATCAGAGTGGGCTGATCTCCCACTCTTTTCAAATGTAACGAAAGGAGAATTACCTTGAATATAGCAAAATTATTAACTAAATATAATCTAAAAAATGACAATCGTACAAAAGATGATATTCAGTATATTGTTATACATTATATCGGTGGACTTGCAGGCGCAAAAAACAACGCTGAATATTGGGCTAGTAAATACGTAGGCTCGTCAGCTCACTATATAATCGGTCACAAAGGAGAAATTTATCAATCAGTATTAGATGAAGATATTGCATGGCATTGTGGTGCGGTTAAATATAAACACCCAAAATGTAGGAATGCAAACTCAATTGGAATTGAGATGTGTGTTAGAAAGACAAATACAAAACATATATCCGCTAGTGATAAAGATTGGTATTTTGAAGATGCCACAGTTGACGCCACTGTTAAATTAACAAAAGAATTGATGAAGAAATACGATATACCTGTTGAGAATGTATTAATGCACTACCACGTTACGGGGAAACAATGCCCTGCACCATATGTACATAATCCTAAACTTTGGGATGCATTTAAAACTAGACTAGTTGATAAAAAATACACGCAGACAACTACAACTACAACAAATACTACTGACGATATTCAATTCAAATATCATATTGTAAAAAGTGGTGAAGTGTTAAGTCGTATTGCAGCAAAATATCATTTAAAACTTAGTGAAATATTAGACTTAAATGATAATATTAAAAATCCAAATAATATATCAATAGGACAAAAAATCATTATTGGAAAATATAAATTATATAAGGTAGTTAGTGGAGACTCTTTAATTAAAATAAGCAACAAATTACTTGGTGATGGTAGTAGATATAAAGAAATTATGGAATATAATAATTTAGAAAATTCAACTATTAATGTGGGGCAAATACTTAAAGTACCAGTGAAATAATAATAGATGATTGGTTTGGAATTTATGTATGGAGATAGATTGTTTATTCGTCTATCTCCTATTTTTTACTTGTCTTTGTTTTGGTTGTTTAAATTTTTACTTATAGCATCAGCCACAGAATTAATAGCCGTTTCATTGTTTTTAGCAAAAACTTCAACATATACCTTTCCTGTAATATCAGGTGATGCGTGTCCTAGCATTTTGCTGATATCGAATAGTGTTACCCCCGACTGATTAGCAACGGACGCAACGGTGTGTCTAAGACCTCTTAATGATACAGATGGTAAATCATTTTTCTTTATAAACTTAGCAAACATTGAAGATAAATGTGCCGGATTTATTGGATTACCATTCCAATTAGACACAACATATTCATTAACATTTATTAGATTGTTCTTATCATATAATTGATTATATAATTTAATTTGTTGTTGATTATTTTTTTCTAATATTTCGTGCAAAATATCTGGAATAGATAGCGTTCTTATTGATGTTTCTGTTTTCGGAGATTTTTTTACGATTTCATTATCAGCTCTAACTATTACTTCGTCAATGGTAATTAAATTATTTTTTAAATCAACATTATTCCATTTCAAACCTGAAATTTCTTCCCTACGCAAACCTAACATTCCTGCCAAATAGACTGCCGGTTCTAATAACGTTCCATCTACTAAAGTAAATAGCCTTTGTAATTGTTCAAGATCATAAAAATTAATTTTAGGTTTAATATATTTAGGTGGTATTACTTTTTCCATTGGATTTTTACTAATAGCATCTTGTTCCTTGGCAATACCTAATGCGGTTCTTAATAGTACATAGTGTTTTTTAACTGTGTTTGTAGATAATGGTTCTTTTCTACCTTCCACTGGTGTAGTTAATTTATATTGAAAATATTCTTGTATATCTTTTGCAGTAATTTTTTGAATGGGTTTGTTCCCAATTATAGGATTAATATGATTAATTATTGCTTTATAGCCACAATAAGTTGTCGATTCATTTATTGGCTTGACTATATTTTCTAGCCAATAATTTAACCAATCTTCTAAAGTATCATTCCTTGGTTTCGCAACTTCTTCTCTTAGTTTATCTGCTTCAAAATTTTTTATCATGTTCTTTGCTTCTGTCTTGGTTTTGCAAGTAGTTGTTTTTTTAATCGGTTTTTTATTGTCGTCAGTACCATAGTATAATGTAACATAATATAAGTTTTTTATATCATCGTAAGATACATTCTTTATATCAGTCTTTTTACGTGCCATAATATATTAGTCTCCTTTGTTATATTTTTTCTACCTGTTTTCTACCTAGTGACATTATTATATCATAAAATTTTAAAGTTTTCTACCTATTTTTCTACCCAATTCAATATTTTGTACTAGTAATATTTACAAATACAATATATAGTATTTGTAAGCAATAAAAAACACCACATTTAGTGGTGTAATAGCTGGGCTACAAGGATTCGAACCTTGAGATGCTGGAGTCAGAGTCCAAAATTATGTATATAATGCATTATTGATAAATAGTAATTAATCTTATCTGATACTTGAATTTAAAGGGTATGCGTATATTTATTTATAATCTAATCTTATGTGTTTTAATCTATAATTATTGAGTTTTAAAACTGTTTTTCTACCTAATTTTCTACCTAAACATGTCCACGTACCCAAGTTATAATCTAATCACGTTTAGTTTCTATTATTATTCCACAAATAAAAAAGACAAGGATTAACCTTGTCTAGATTATGTATTATTTAATTTAAGAATATAACCAATCATTAAATGTTTTTTTAGGTATTAATATTCTTCTTCCTAATTTTTTAGCAGGGAATTGACCACTCATTGCTAATTCATATGATTTATTTTTATTAATTCCAAGCATTTTTTGAATATCTTCTACAGTATAAACTTCGAGTTTATCATTAATAGTTGTATCCATTTTTAATACCTCCCTTTAAATCTTTTTTAATCTTATGTTATCTAATAGTTATTTATTCCACCAAATAAAATGATTTTATGTATTTCAATGCATCTTTCATTGTATAGAACATTCTATCTACATATTCTAATAACCATGGATGAATTTCCAACTCATTACCTTCACAAATTGCTACCACAGGGATGTGTTTATCATAAGCCGCAAAGAGTTCAATGGCACTACCTATGCTCTTTGGATTGTTAAAGTTAACTAATACTAAATCTGATTTACGAACTAAATTAAGATCAAAATTCATCACCTCCTTTTCTGTACGATGCGTGATTGTTTCAAAGTTGTAATAGTCACATGGGTTTAAAACTACAACTCTATAAGGACACTCAACACGCTCTAAATATTCTTTTACAGTTGAACGCCATGCATTTTGAGAATTCCAATCTAGCCCACTCATACCACCACAGGTATATATTCTAAACGTTTCCATTATTCACTCTCCTTTAAAGATTTATATATTGCATCAATTTCTTTTGCAGCATCAAAAGCATTTTTATTTTCATTTTGAATTGTATAATCTACTAAATCATCAATATCAGCAAAATCTAATTTGTCAGCCATAAATCTTCTTTCGGCTTCCATTTTTTTATTTTCGGAAATATTATCTCCGCGTAGTTCTTGACGTCTTTTAATTTCTTCGTCAGATAGATTTATTAAAAAACTAGTAAACTTGATATTATTTTCTATTAGTTTCCATAATCCGCTAGGTGTTAATATGCACACTGTATTTTTATCTGAATTTTTATAACTATCAAATGAACTGCCATAAAACCAAACACCATGAATAGTCTTATAAGGTCTTGCTTCTAAAAAGAATCCATCTATATATTTAGTTAGAAAATCTTCTAAACTAATAAAATTATATGTAATGCCATCTATTTCTTTATCTCTCATAGGTCTACTTGTAAAAGTAATAAGTCTATTATAACCTAGTTTTATAAGCTCATTAGCTATAGTATCTTTGCCTGAACATGATCGTCCTAAGATAACTAACATATCATTACACCTCCATACAGGTGATAAACTCTCCGATAGTATCTAGTTCACCTAATATAACAGCTAAGTCTCTTAACTCTTTTTGCTTATGATTCTTTCTTGCAAAATAACAACTTCTACAAGTTTGTGCACTTCCCGTCCATATTGCTGAAAAGTTAAAGCTATCAGGTAAGTCTTGAATTATCTCTCTAAATATAATAGTTTTTCTATCAGCAGAAGTATTTATATTGTTATATTCATCAATTAATACATTAAGGTGTTGTAATTGACTGTCTCTAAAAGGTGTTAATATTACTTTTCCGTCTTCATCGTCCCAAGAAAAATCATTCTCATCAAGGTTCTTGCTAGTAATCTTATGCATACGTGAAGAAGAATTTTTTACTGTAGCCACTTTATATGTATCGAAATCCCACCAAAATGTCATAGGTGCTGTGATTAAACATGATACTTGAACTTGACGTAGCCATTTTCCATGGTCTGTTCCTGCTAATATTAATTGTTTCCCAAGTTTCTTATCATTATCACCTACTATAGTCTCAATAACTTTATACCTACTCGTGACATCATTTAGGTGAATAAATTCAGTTTTAAGGTTTATTGAATCCCAAACAAAACATTTCGTGTCTGATTTGTTATGGCTTAATTTAGGTAGTCTCATACCGTACAACGCATTTGCCAATCCACTTATTTCAATTCTTTGCACTTTAATCATTTATGTATCTCCTATCTATTTAAATTCATTTCAAATCCTGTTATTTTGCCATTATTAATATCAGTTGTTATATCTTTTTGATATAGTTGTTCACATTCTTCTAATGTAAAACTATCAAAATAGTGTTGCCTGTCTTCTGTTCTGTTATAATATCCACTAACCATAATTGCACTTAATACCACAATTAATATAAGTAAAATCATTATTATTAACTCGATTGTCATATTAAACCACCTTTCTAATTTACTGTTTCTTCATAATCACAATGTAGACAATATCTTATTTTCTGTCTAAAATATCCACCCCATGCTTCACCAGTTTCATATGTGTAATCCATCATACCTCCACATTCTGGACAGCGTTCTATTTCATTTCTACAATCATCTGATAAATTGAATTCGATTCTATCTTCATAATTTCTAATATGTATCACCTCTCATCTTCTTTTGAAACGCTATTGTTTGAAATTCTCATACTATTGTCATAACTATATTCTCCAAAGTACTTCTCTTCAGCTTCTTTACGTGCTTTTATAGCATCATTCTTATCGTCGTATAACCCTAAATCAATGCTTTTACCATTGAACCCAATTTTTGCATTCCATTTATTACATTCGTTATTCCAATAAATTCCTTTAACATTATAACGATTCATTTGATTTTGTTGATTAGAAACTAATCTTAAATTTTCTTTTCTATTATCAAAAGTGTTATGATTGATATGGTCAACTTGAATGCCATCTGGTGCCTCAATTACAATTCTGTGCATCCTATAACACTGATTAGTATGACTATCTTTAGGGGTAATTACATAGCCATCTTTAATATACCAATAATAATCTTTAATTTTATTGTAGTCTTCTAAGTCAAAATAGAATACATCGCCTTTATATGTATATCCAACTCCATATTTTCCAGTTAATTCATAAAACAATTGTTTTTTATTTGAATCATTGTGTGATCTTGGTAGATTTTGAATTTCTTTGCGTAAACATCCACAACTCTTTGCTTTTCCAGACGTTAATTCATAGGTATTTTTAACAACAGTATTATCATTACCACAACTACACTTACACAACCAATAGTGTTCTCGTTTCTTCTTTAGGTGATATGGACGCTCAACTTCTTTAACTACGTAAAGTCTCTCGAATGTCTTACCAGTTAAATCCAATTTTCTTGTGTTTGTATATCCTTTTTTACGAATTACATCTTTATTAGCACAACCACAAGATTTTAAGTTACCACTCGTTAATTGTGACGTATTAGCTATGACTTCTTTTAAATTCCCACACTCACAGTGACACATCCAGTACACCATATTTTTGGCTTTACGAGTTTCTGGTGGCGGAACTCTTTTTATTACTGTAAGTTTATGAAATTTTTTACCAACTAGGTCATATGAGTTTTTTGAATTATGCGAGAAATCTTCAGCATAACAGCCACACGATTTAGATTTGTTATATCTTAATGAGTCACCATGAACTAAAGATTTTTTGCCACAATCACAAATGCATTCCCATTGTATGATATGATGTCCATTAGGGCTAACATAATCTTCTGCTCTTTTTAAAACTGTCCATCTATTAAATTTTTTACCTGTTAAATCTATAAATTTTCCTATCCTAATCACATCCTTTACTTGTAAAAACTGTGGTTTGAGTCATCTTTAAATAAAAATGTTAAATTATTTCTAAACCAGCTTTGTGTATTTAATGACTCAATATCACTTTGATTAGCAAAATATAAAGCATCATTTGTCACATCATTTTCTAAAACATAATTTACTGCTTTCTTTGTAGACTTAGTGATTTTTACATTGTAAAAACGCAAATCAGCAATCGGCGAAAACTGAATAGTAGGTTCTTTTTGAAATACAACTTCTTTAATTGAATCTGGAAACTGATCTGAATTAACTCGATTTAAAATTACACTAGTTACGTTCATTTTACTTTCAATTGACTGCCCTGTTGCTTCAGCTTCGGTAATTCTATATAGAATTTCAATTTCTTCTGCTGTGTAAATATCTTTGTATGTAATTTCAATTTCAGCAGTTCTAAGCGAAACCACTTCTTTTTCACTTACTTCATATATATCTGTATTGTCATTTGCCATTTCTAAATCATTAACTTCTTCTTTGCTTATGTCGTAATATTTTTCGCCCTGTATAGTGCCTCTACTCACATATCCATTTGCAGCGGCACGATTTGTTCCACTTTGATATGAGAGAATAAGTGCGGTCACACCTAATGTAACAATTAAGATGCTTAGTATGCTTTTCATTCTCATATTGGTCTCCTTTTATTATGTATATTATTATGTATTATTTAATTATTTTTGCTGTGCTATATAGTATTCATAACCATTTTCTAAGTGACAATCTATCTCAAAATTACAATATGATTGGTACTGTTCATCGGCTTTACTTTCATCATGTCTAAGACAAGAATCTTTATATGCACAATTTGATGAAGTACACATTGTTATATCCATTTATTTAACCTCTTCTACTGTAAATTTATATTTTTTAACTTCGTACTCCTTTGGACTAAGATTCATATCTGCCATATCTTCTAAAGCTAAATCTTCAGATATATAGAGATAACCTTCAAATATATCCATTGTGGTGTCACCTTTTAATGTAAATCGGTTTCTTTTGTCTATTGGAAATTTCTTAATATTTCCCTTTGTTACAATTACATAACGTTCATCTTGCATTGTTTCATTCTCCTTTAATTGTTTATTATTATTTGTACTAAGCTAATCGAATAACGCATTTATTTGGTTTCTCTTTGTTTATCTAAGTATGCATCATAGAAGTAATAGTTTTGTGCATCCATCTCAAGTTCTTTTAATTCATTCCACAATCCTTTTGGTGGCACTCCACCATGATTTTTAGATAGTATCCTTTGTACTCTACTGAAAAATAAATACATTGATCTTGGTTCATTACAGTTAATTCGTGTTATATTATTATTCATTACCTCTCCTTTTTAAGCCGGTTATTAAATATTTAGAGCATCTATTATCCTATCAACACATTCTTTACACACATCTTTTAAATCTGTATTATTACCATCAATGGTATTTGAATGATGCTCTATTATTAATTTATATCTATTAGCATATCCATACTGACCTTCAAAAAATTCTTTTTCACAAGCATCACATTTCCAACCTTTTCTTGTGATATCACTCATTTTCAATACTCCTTTCTAACTTTGACATCCGCTAGGTCTGTGAAATTTACTTTTCTCAAACTTATTCTTGTCATTTATTTTTGATTGTTGCCCCATATAATTTATAAATATATCTTCTCGCAATTTCATTTGTTTAATATTATTACTTTCTAACTTATATGTATTGAATTTACTACATTTATCATAACAGCCCAAATATCTATCTGGACAGCCTTTACATGGTGCTTGAATTATTGTTATCACTCCTTTCTCATAACCAAAGCAATTGTTGATTTCATTATGTATTATATTATTTGCTTATAAATTCATTTAGCTTATCTCTTAGTTTTTCTGCACACTCCATACATAATTTCATCCCACATCCATATTCATCGCAGAAACTAAACGATGTTTCAATCCATTCATCAGCTTGGTTTCCGCAAGATGAACATGTTTCTTTAAATGCTCCACTAAACTTTTCTTTTACTTCTTCTGGTGATTTACATATCTTATAATATACGTAAGGTAATGGACTGTTTTCACTTAAAAATTCATCTTTTGTATACCTGTTAATCCATGAAGAGTTTTTAAACCAATTATCGAAAGTACTCTTACAATTTTTGATTTCCTTTAACATTTTTTCATCTGAATTCGTTATTTTCCATTTTAACATTAATTTTCTCCCTTCTAAATTCATAATCAAAACTACAACTTATTAGCTTTTAAACTTATGATTTCCTGTATATACTCGTTTTTCTTTTAGACATTTTTTACATCTGTATAAATCAAAACCACATGATTTTACAACCCAATTAGCATTGTTTGTAGCCATAAATGAATCTTGTAAATCATCTTCCCATAACTCAACATCATTAATTTTTTCATATTCATGTCCTTGTGTTAAACAATATAATCCCATATTATTCTCCTTTCTTAAATCCAAATAAATTCCTAATTCGATTATGTATAATATTATTATTCAATAACTTCAATTCTTACTTTGCGCCCTTCAAGTCTATCAACGATATCACTTATTTCGACATCCCCAATAACATCCTTTCTCCATCCATCATTGGTTTCCCAATCAGCATGAATTATTCCCTCATATGTAGTCGTCAATCTTTCTTCAATGGCTTTTTCGAGTGACTTGTAAATTGTTTCTTCTTCAAGATAATTACCAAGCCATAGATTTCCATCAAATCCATCATAAATTGTTAAACTGTTTCCGTTGCTTAATTCTAATTCTATTTCAAATTTATACAGCTCATATTCAGATGAACAATGACATTCATAAATATCAATTTCTTCATCTGTTTTGAAACTACTTTTTGCAATAATAGATCCATATTTAGACAACGCCTTATGTATTGCACCTTGAACATTTTCTCTGAATTTAATATGTTTATTGTCACATTTGGCTTCGTGTATTTCACATTCGGTATAATCTTCAAAATCTTTACCACAATTATCACATATAAATAATTCTTTCTTCTTCATATAATTTCTCCTTTATTTGTTTTATATTATTTGTATTAACTCACGATAAAAGGTTTATTCTATCGTCTTTTAAATGGTTTAAATATATCGTTACATAAATTTTTAACAGCTACATTTAACACATAAGACTTATATCCAAGCGAATCATATATCATTAACATATTTTCTATTGTTAAATCTCCGTATACCTCATGTGGAAACTTTTTATCAATATATTCTTCTAATAGTTCATGTCCTAAATTCATTCAAAACTCCTTTCTATAACCAAGTCAAATCAATGTTTAAATGGTTTTAATCAGTCACAATTACCATTCCACCAACAATCTTTTTCTGCAACTTCTTCAATTCGTAAATTTGTGTGTCTTGCGATAAGCCTCTTATCATTTTCGCTTGGATTATTTATCATGCGTTCTAAACATCTTTGAGCGTTTTCTAGTGTCCCACATACGCATACTAAACAGTCTGTAATTACTTCTGTATCACCTTTTATTATGTATTCTGAATCGTTCATGTCTGCCTCCTAATTTTACCTAACCAATCTATTCTCAATTGTATTTTCTGATACTCTTGATTCTCTTGCTTTATTTGGTGTCATAACAAATACACACCACCCACCTGTAACTATAAATTCTGATGGTCTATTTTGTTTTAGATAATCTGTTATTTTATTAATAAGAATATCTTTTGCTTCATCAATATCATTGTAGCTGTATTCATCTTCATAATCAGATTCATCCATATATCTTCCAAAAATAAAACCACTTTCTTTCATATCATACAAAAATTGTTGATATTCTTCTTCAGTTTCTTCGTACATAAATTCTAATCTACTTTCCTAATAGCCGACAAACAGTTCTTTTATTTACTCTTCAACTTCAATTAACGGACATTTCTTGGAACGTTCAATTGTTGGCTTAATATTCTTTTCAATATCAAATCCTTTACCATATCCGTTGCATATTCTAATGTCTGCATGACCGAATCCTCTTTCTACTTCGTAATAAGAGCACTTACTACATGAAATTGGAATCTTTGACATTCTAGTTTTAGATACAATCATATTTTCTCCTTTCTAACTTTGAATAAGTTGCACATTCAATTGTGTTTTAAAATACACAAGATTCATTTACAACTTCAGTTTGTACTTTCTCGTATTCTTTTTGAGCTTGATACACCTCATTTAATATATCTGCGTTTAGTGACTGTGTCATCATATCATATACTGCATAACTCAATCTCGTTGCAGCTTTTAAACATCTTTGAAATTGTTCTGTTGTATATGGTTTCTGTTTAATATTATCCATTATAATTTTCCTTTCATATTGTTAATCAAATTTAGATTCTATTTACTTGCTTCTTATATAATCAATAGTTGCATTAATATCTCCTGATAACAAAGTTGATATTGGAACAATTAAAATTCCTAAAATAAAAAATGTGAAATCATAATATAAAATTGAACATAGACTGAATATTAATAATCCTACAATATTAAATAATAACATTGATTTTAAATATGGCTTAGTATATTTCATATAATTTCTCCTTTCTTAAACCAAATCAACTACATCTTTGTTTTGGTTTCTATTCTTCAATTTCTAAATATGTACTTTCACACATTCCATCCCTAGTAACACTATCTGACGGTACGCATTCATTACATGTATTTCCAAATCTACAATCAAAATCGCCACCGTAGTAATCTTTCTTTGGAACACCTACCTTAATTTCTTTACCACAAGATTCGCACTTGCATCTAACTTTAAATATCTCATCGTCCTTAGTTCTATTATATCGTTGAATAACCTTCAAAGCATCTTCGTCTTCCATATAATATGAATCAATTCCAAGTAGATTAATAACAAGCTGCGTAAATCTTAAATCAGGGCTGTATAACCATGCTTTTTCTAGTTCTGCTAAGAATGGTTTAATCCTATTTTCATCTCTCATAAATTCTATTTACCTCGTATATTATTATTTGCATTTCTTATTTAATTATAACATCGTTAATATCTATGTATTTAACCGGAATAAACCTCATATGTAACCACTTAGCAGCAACATATCTTGAATACCCATCTACTAAAACAAATATATTAGCCTTACCATTCTCGTTGCTTTCAATAATAACACTTATTGGTTTATCAAAGAATCAATTTTTGATAAAATAATTAAATGCTCTGTAAATCTTAATTCTTTTTGGTTTTGCTAATCTGAAATTTTCTGGAATTGTAATATCATAAATATCTACTAATTCATCGCCTCCGTTTAATTCCATGTCCATTGTGTTAATACGATTAAGCATTCGTTCTTCTGTATGTAACATTGCTTTATAATCCTTAAATCTCATGTTTTCCCCTTTCTTGTTTATTATTATCTTTGTTATATTTTTTATGTAAGACAGAAATTAAAAACGTGATATACTTATATTCTATAGCTTGTATTTCTGCCATGAACTAAATATAACACGTTCTTAATCAAATGTCAATAACTTGTTTATTATTATTTGTATTTAATTTTACTTAGTTTTATCTGTACTGCCAAAACCACCATTACGAATACCACTTGTATCATCATCAACAGTAATTCCATATTCTACGAAGACTCCTTGCATGAACCCATCTCCTTTGTTGATATTTATTACTTTGTCTTCATTGGTATCGTTAGTAATTTTTGCAAATATGTGTCCTTCATTATCTGAATAATAGTAATCACTGTCAATTATTCCGACTGTATTATTAAGTTGTAGTCTATACTTAAATCCCAACCCAGAACGTGGATAACACTTTAATACCCATCCATTTTCAATAAATACCCTAACCCCAGTTGGTATTTTTATTGTTTCATTTGGCTTAAGAGTAAAGTCAATTGGAGATTTAAAATCATAGCCTGCACTTCCTTTGGTACTTCTACTAGGTAATAAAATACTATTGTAAATATCATAAACATTTTCATCAGTATAATATGTAAAACATTCTATGAAATCTTTTTTAAATTGTTCAAAACTTACTTTATCAAATTTTGCAACAACTTTTATTAAATTATTCATTCTATTATTCCTCCTTAATTGTATGTTTCTTTGTTTTTGGCATATTTTCTACAATTAATTTTTTAGACTCTTTAAATTCCAATTGTGTATCATGTATTAGTTTCTTATATTCAGATAGTGTATTCTTTGCCTCTTCTATTTGTTTCTTTAAAAACAAAACTGTATCAGTTAAATCACAAACTGTTTTAAACTGTTCACTTGTATTAATATCTAGTATGTTATGTACATAGTCTGAAATTTCTTTTTCAATTTTAATAAGCTCTTTGATGTCATTGGTGCGTTTCATGTTTTTAAACGAATGTAATCTTTTCGCTTTTAAATAAAGATCAAATACACCATATACTTTACTATCATATTTTAATTCATCCCAACGATAATATGTATAAACTTTAGTGTTATCTTCACCATTTTCTTCTTTTCCAGTTTTACTTGCTTTCTTTCTAATTACTAGTGCATAATCTGCAAAACCACCAGAGATTGCATATTCGTCATCTATATCGAAAAACGGTATTGAACCAACTTCTTCATTTGTTTCTATAATATTTTCTGGTGCAGTTAATTCTAGTAAACTTTGTTTTCCTCTTGCCATAATTTTCTCCTTTATTATTCTGTATAAGCTAACACTTCTTCGTCACATACAATTTTCCCATCAATAGCTTCAAATGAACAATTATCGTTATATTCTATACCCAAAACGATTGGGAACATGGCTTTAATATCAGACTCAGATAGATTATCTTGCAGGTCTACTATTTCTTCCATGTAACTACAAAATTGTGCGTCAAAAATAAATTTTACTTTCATTTATATCTCCTTTTATTCTTCTTGATAGATTCTGTTTTATTTACTGTTTAGTTGCGATTCTTCATCCATTTCAATAGTTGTTATCTTCCCACACTTGACACACTCAAAATCATAATTAAAGATTATATCTTTGTTATGTTGTATATTATGTCCTGTAAATTTACTACTTTGTATATACTTATGTTTGCAAAATAATTGCTTAGCCTTATACTTTATAAATTTAAAAATCAGTTTAACTGTTTTCATATAAACTCCTTCCTTAAAACCTGTTAAAAGATACAACTGATTTACTCTTAGTACCAATACATGTCATCATAGTTGCTACTTTTTTCATATGCTATATCACATTCTGACATAAGAACGTATGCAGAATCTTTGTATTTTTCCATAACATATTCGTGGATACAAATACCATCATAATTATGTTTACATTTATTATATTGGCAATGAACATTACTTTTCTTTTTATTGATACATTGAAAAATATCCATAAATTCTCCTT